ACGGAAACGAAGGTAGATAGGGTACTGAAGGTTCCCACTAGCGTTTAAGCCGTTGTCGTAAAGTTCAGGTTGCGCGATTTGTCCGCTAACAATGGCTGAGGGAGGCTCCGACTTATATGGCGCTCCGGGATAATCGCGTGGTTTTACAACTACAGTGACAGACGGAGAGTTGCCGGTCGCCTGCGAATTGTTGAAGGTTATATCAGGGATCATCCGCCAGCAAAAAGACATTTTATCCCCCTCGTCTATATCGAAATCAGCAGACTCGATAAACGCAGTCATGGGGGCGGCGGTACCGGTCGTATTGTCGTCAGTACCAACCTCGTGAAACAAAATGCGGTTATCCTTAATAGCCATAGGAGTCGCTTTAAGGCCGCTGTCTAACCAAGCGGTGCGCTGCATCGTGCCATAGTACCAAGCTCGGTCAAGGTGATTCCAGACAATGTAACGATCCGGCGTGGTCGAATTATTGGATGTGCAATAGAACCACCAGACTTCTGTGAAGCCCTCGTTCGTGCCGCAGATAACCTGATCGCGCTGGACAATACCGATCTCAGAAAACACATACGAGCGCAGCGCGCAGGGCAGCGTTTCAACTCGGCCCGAGTACATATAGAACTTGTCTTGACCCATCCAGTAGACGATGTTGTTCGCTACTGCAAAACTATGGGGAGACATAATCGACACATTATCGGCGATCTGGCTTAAGTTAAACACATACGGCGGGCCGACGTACTGCATCGAGTATACGGCTGTGTCTGTAAAGACAACGATCTCTTGCTTAGTTGAGACAGCCGCAATAATTCTGGAACCAGAAGAAAGCCGAATACCACCCGCTTGATTAGTAATAGCAGGGGTCCAGTCCGTAATATCTTCTTGGTCTGACCAGCGAATTAGCAGCGGATCAAGCGTTGCAGAGCCAATATCATTCGTGCCAAAACAAATAACAAACCGCGACGTATCCGAAACCAGCAGTTCGTTTTGAAACAACGGAACGTCTGACGCCCCGGCAAGACTCGATACTAGAACCCCACGGTTAGAGAAGTTGGCAGGTAGTGTACTTGCATCCCAGTAATAGATACCACCGCCACGGGGGCCATAAACAAGATTCTGCCCGTAGTTATGTGCGTTCCAAAGACGTAGCGGCGTGAAAACGCCAGTGGTAGAAGAAGCCCCCCAACCTGATACCCCCCAGCCGCCCGTACCCCAGCCAAAGTACGGAACAACATACGCTTCCCCCGTATTAACTTGGAAAGACGTAACAACTGCCGCTCCGCCGCCACTGGCTACAGTCGAAGTAGCGGGCGTGGTTATATTGAAGCGGAAAGTGTCTACAGTAAGTACGGTTACTTGGTGTTCTTTGTTTATTTCTATAGCGGGCACACCGGCGAAGGTAGTGGCACCAGAAATAGTAACGAAGTCACCCGTAACAGCGCCGTGGGCTACTTGCGTAACAACTAGATAAGTTTCTGTGTTTATTGATGCAATCGGGTTTGCGGGTAGCGTGGTCGTAAGGCGTATCGGGGTGATATCGTAATAAACACCGTTGTTCTCAACGTAATACTTGAGGTTCGTGCCTACACCAGTATTTATAAACCCAGCGTTTGTTGTCCAGTTCCACATGGTACGCGCAGTACCAAGGAAAGTATTACCGCCCGTCAACGGAATCCAGCCACCGATTTTTTCAGGCTTTCTAGAACGAAACCGTACCTTGTCGCAGGTATACCAAGTCCCTTCTGCCGCGTAGGTAGTGGACTCCCGGTTAACACCCGGCGTAAATTCCAGTCTCTTAAGAGCCATGATCGACCGCCCGTAGGGTCAGTATTAGTCTTTCTTGTCAGCGAAGAACACGCCGATAACACCAGAAAGAGCCAGACCAGCAGTAATGATCGCCTCGGCTTGGGCTGCTCCAAGCGAAAGACCCAGCGCAGTCAGCAGGTAAATAAAGCCGCGCCAAGTAGAGGCTTCGGCGAGACGGGCAAGGAGATAAGTCTTCATGGTTTTTCCTTCGTCAAAGGTTCACGGAACAGATCACGTTCGGCTTTTCGCCGAGTAACTAAGCCGGGAAGGATTCTTCCAGCGGCATAAACCCATTTTGCAAACTCAGCCTCGGCGGCTTCGTACTCGCGGGCATTTATCTTACGCAGCAAGGTACTGCGGCTGAAGGCGCTGATACCCACATTATAGGTAAAAGATACCAAAGCGTCGAACCTGTTTTGGTTGACCGGGACGCTAACAACCTGCCCCACTGCATTGGCAAACTTCTTAGTATCGTATCGCAGGTAATCAAGCGCCTGCACTTGGGTGATTTCGTCGCCCTTCTTAACTTTACGCCCATCCGGGTACACGGTCGTCCCGTACCCAATAGTCCAAGGCTCGTTGCCCGTACCGGGATCAGGGTAGGCTTTTAAGCGCAACCCCTCAAACTTAGCGATAAGGTCTAGGCCACGGGCAGAGATTTGCATTTAGGTTTTGTATTCCGCTTGCCGCGCTTCTACTTCCATGGGGTTTTCACGGTACCCATAGCGCAGGTTGTACCAAAGATACTTAGTGTAAAACTTCAGCACCCCAAGCTCTTGCGCTTGCTTCCAGTGTGCGAGTTCATGCTTACGCAGCCGCTCATCGTCAATACGGTCTTCGGTAATGAAGATCCCAAACGGCGGCAGCGCGATGCCTTTATACCCAGTCTTTTTAAGCCACCACTCAACCGGGCCTTTAGCTACGGAGATTTTGGCTTCGTTCATTTACACCACCGCTCCGTATAGGGTGCCTGAATTGTTGAGTGTATAAGACCCAGATGGTCTAAATATGGCGCGGCCCGCGTTACCACCCGAAGCCGCAGGAGTTGATCCACCGGCAGCGCCCCAACCACCGCCGCCGCCAGCACTATAGCCGTTCATCATTGCTTCGCCCGCTTCGCTCGGACCTCCACCATAACCACCAAGCTCAGCAGCGTCAGAATTCCCTGCCCCAACCCCGCCCGCAGTGCCGCCAAATCCGACTGGAGAAAGGATAAATCCCCCAGCAAAAGTCTTAGACCCGGGAAGTACACGCCCGCCCCCACCGCCAGAGTAAACTGTTACATATGTAGGATGTGACGCAAAAGGCCCGTTTCCCCCAGAAGCCCCCAGCCCACCGCCAGCGCCCCCAGTAAATACCCAACTACGAACAGGACCGCCAGCCCCGCCGCCAGCCCCGCCGCCGCCACCAGCGTAAAAACCCCCAGCACCACCACCGCCACCACCAGCGATATATGCACCGGCTGCGTTATTGACCACTAAAGATCCGGGAAAAATGGCGCAGTCGATTGCGGCACTACCAGCCGTACCATTACCGGGAGTACCGGGAGATACAGAACCGTCACTACCGATTCCTCCAGTTCCACCGCAGCCGATGATATAGCCGGAGTTATTAACTATTACCGCATCCCCCGCTGCTCCGCCGTACACCAATAAAGCAGGGAAATTGTTAGTAGACGCGGCTAAATAAATGCCAGCGCTGATATTGATAGTTACATCCGTAAGTCCCGCGACATAGCCGGGAACACTACCCACGTTAATGTTATAAGCTCCTAGCGTATTGCTAGTAATGTTGTAAACAACCTGCACCCGGTTTGATTTGCCGTACAGATTGTTCAACGAGATAGCACCGGACGGCACTCCCGCCAGCGTACGAACACTCGCCTGCCCCAGACTAATAAGCGTGGTCCCGCTAAGGCCAAGCTCAACATTAACTGCATTGAGCGAAATAGGGCCGGATACTGGGAGAGTCATGATTAGAGCGCAGCGTAAGCGGTTACGTTACCTTTGACCGACAGGTTTCCAGACGGATCTAGCGCAGCGATTACTTGCGCTGAGTTGTTGTAGAACGTAAAAGACCCGTCGGAGTTAACGGTAAACCGAGAGCCTAGAGAGGTAGGCGACGTACCGGGATTAGTGGCAATTGCAAACCGGCTGGCATTCGTACCGACATATTCTGTAAACAACAAGGCACTGGAGTTGGATGCCGCATTGTTAAGAGCAACCGCTGCGTAAGTATTGTTAGTAGTAGATGTGTTTCTAATTGTTATAGATGGGCCGGCTATGTCGTAAGCCGTATTGTTAGTGGCAGTAATATTTAACTGCCCGGTCATCGTGTCACCGGCTTTGTTTACCTTTGCAGTAAACGGATCAATTACATCGGGGTTTGTGCCGACTCCAGTACAAAGAACAATAGCCGTCCCGCCGTTAGGGATAGTGATGCCCGCGCCTGTACCGGCGGTGCCCGAAGTATTAGCCGCTCTAAATACAATACTCTGCCCACCCGTCGTTGAGTTGCGAACGGCATAAAGCTTTGGAGTGGCTGGGCAATAGACGTTGCGCGTAGCGGATAGAGTCGCTATCGAAATAATATCAAGGCCCATCGACCTTGCTTCGTTTACTGCACCGGATGTCGTGGTAAGAAAGTACCCACCAGCGGAGTCTGTGATGGTTACAGAAGTGAAGTAACTGATCGCCTGCTCAAGCAGCGTGCCGAGGTTGGCGTTGGTAATCTGCCCCCAAGTACCGGCCTGTTCGCCATCACCGATTAGAGATAATTTTAGATTGGGAGAATACGTTGTCGGCATTTTATGTAGCTCTCAAAATCGCTGACGAAGGGTCAGGCACAGGCATTTGGATAATCAGATTACCGCCGCTAATCACACGGTCAGACCCAAAATCAAAAACCGCTACAGCGCGGTTTGCCTTGGTGGAGTTGTAAATCAATGCTTTACGGTACGTTAATGTCACCGTAC